TATAACTTGCACGATGGCAATATAGGCGTTTCTCACGCCCAGGGAATACATCACCGCGTTTAGGGATACGAGACGGCGCAGCTGAAGCCGTACAGGTAAAGGTTGCACGCCCAGTGATCAGGCCGTAACCATCAAACTCTACCGAGTAATTAGGCTGAAGTTGAGGGTTCTTTGTATTGATGCTACCAGCACCAAGTCCTCGGAAGTTTCCTTTTGTAATTTCAGTGTAAGACATTTTAAGTTATTTCTTTTGGTAAGCAGTAATGGCTTCTAAGAAACCTTCGTATCCGCCAAACTCTGTAAATTTAGTATCACCTAATTGTACAGGTTCACCAACGTCAGATTTGGGTGACGTGTTTTGAGCAATAGTTGTAAGCACATCAATTTGCTTTTGGGCTAATTCAACTTGGCGTTCAATGCCGGTAGTAACATCGCCACCGCCAAATGATCCACCAATTTCACGAAGGCTTGAGACAGTAACTTTTACGGTATCTTTAACTGCTTTAGTTTCTTCAGGCTTAACGACTCCTTCTTTTTTATCTTTAGCAATTTGTTCGTTTTGTTTTCGTTCTTCTTCTTTAAACTTTTTAAGTGCTTCTAGTTCCTTTTTGCGAGATTCATAAACATCAGAATCTGTAACACCTTGGCGACCTGCTTGTCTTTGTTGATAAATATCGTGAGCCTTATTTCGAGCGTCTTTATAATCCTCGGATAGTTTTGCTAATAAATCTCCACCTGTTAAAGGTTCAAAGTTTCTTTGCAGCTCTTCTTCTAATTGCTTAATTTCTTCTTGTAGAGAAAGTTTCTTTTTACGTTCTTCTTCTTGTCGCTTAAAGAATGCAGTTTTTTCTGCCTCGGCTTTTTTATAAGCCTCAACACTTTGCTTCTGACGTTCTAAATCTTTATCCTGTTCAGCTTTTGCAATAGCGTCTAACTCGGCTTCCTTTTCTTTACGCGCATCAATCTTGGCCTGCTGATATTCCTTATATTTATCGATAGCCAGACCAATACCAGCCTGCAATAAAGCCATAGGGCCAGCAACTCCGAGTGCCATTTTAGCGATGTCCTTACCAAAGTCTTGAATCTTTTTTTGTACTGTTTCGACCGCCTTTGATGCTTGGTCGTTTGCACTGATGGTAAATGATAAGTCGTCAGCCATTGTTATTAGTTTCGTTTTTTATAAGTTCTTCGTCCCTTAATTTTGCCAAATGGTCAATTAGGGCTTCGTCGTCCGTGGTCAGTAAATTGATTTTAGCACCAGCCTGAATGCTGAATGCCGTCGATAACCAGATTGCGGATGCCTCTGGCATATTCAAAGCCTGTTCAAAACTGATGCCGTTCTTGCATAGATTAGCGATGACAGACAGTTCCCATTGTAGCCCGGTACTAGATCCGCTAGTTGTCTTATTATCCTCATAGAATTTAGGCCAAGTATCGTGCGTCGATGTATAGGCTATAAATGCTTCGTAAGCCCTAGTCCGTTCTTCACGATTAAACAAAAGTTTAAGATAAATCCAGTAATCACGCAGTTTCTTTTTATCCATACTTTCGCCAGCACAGATTTTTAGAGCTATAACTAAGTCTTGCATTTGTATCGGCTTATCAGGTTGCATGAACGGACTACCGATGGCTTGCAGCCAAAGACGATATTTTAGGCAAAACGGTTTAAGAATTTTACCCTGGATAATTGTCCGCTTAGGAACAATGCAAGATGCTAAAAAGCGTAGGTCAGCCATTAGCCAATCCTACGCCCTAGTTACTTCAAAGTGAAGCGTGTTAATTAAAATGCTTCGTAATCGATAGCAGTAATCGAGACCCGCATAAAACCATTGTTCGTTCCACGTTCTTCGATTTGCGTAATATGACCAGCGAAAGCAATACCGTTACCAGTAAAGGAAAGATTATCACCGACTGCACCAGTATAAGCTGATGGTACTAAACCTTCGATTGAAAGATTCTGGCGTTTGTCAGACATACGAACACCAACGACCTGACCATTAGCATCCATGGCTTCGTCATTTTTAGCAAAGGAAGTCGAGACGGTATATGACTGAACAGTCAAACTTGTTACAGTTCCTGCTACTCCGTAGATAAATGCTGTTCCTTTAGTGACGACGGTATTTGCCATGGTGGTTCTTATTTATGCGTTAAAAGTCAAACTGCCGACAATACCAGGGTAACGTTATAATTTAAGGAGGTCATGTAAGCCCGATCACCTTGCCCAGTATCAATTGAGGTCATAAGCGAGTCATAGGCTGAGGCATCCCCATAATAAGTAAAACCAGCCTTAACGCTAACGACATTATCCAGTACTGACATGACAATTTGACAGATATTACGATGGTTGGCTAACGCGTTTGTGCCGTCGATTGAAGTGAATACGCCAACCTTGACCTGAGCGACATAGTTACCTGAACCGCGTGGAATATCATTCGGGAAGTTTAACGTGTCGCAAGTGACGATGATAGAAGGCAGTTCCATCGTGCTAGCCGATTGGCCTTTGTAGATTGCGATGCTGGATAACTCGGATGCCTGGGATAGTGCATAGGCACAAGCGTCTTCGGTAATATTGATTGGAGATTTAGTTCCCATTGTAGTTATGATTTTTTAGATTTAAATTTTTCAATCGCAGCTTTTTGGAAGTGTTGCATACGAAGTCTCATTTTGCCTGTTCTGGCTTGAATAACTTTAAAGTAGGTTCGTGCCTGATCTGCAACTTTGAATATATTGCCGATGTCATTCTTCATAATAATATATGAACGACCGCCAGTGCCTTGAGTTATATTAACGCTGACCTGTCCATGTCCGTTTGGATGGCGCGTAATAAACGATGGCAAATCTTTAACCCCAAAGTTCTTTGGCATACCGTTAATCTGTGCAGGCCCAATTTTCTTAATAGCATCAAGCCAGCCAGCCTTCATATAGCCTACTCGTTTTTGACGTTCTTCGATGTATGATTTTAATTGAGCTGCGTTTGCCAGTGCGGGGATGCTACGACCACCGCCATTCTTGCGAATACGACCACGATATTTCTGACGCTGTGAATCGTGTTCTTTTTTAATCTGAGCCTGAGTGCTGTAAATTGTCAGTTTTGTATTATGCGACAAAAGTTGTTTGGCTTTGTTATACGCACGACCAAAATTATTATCATCAAATATCTTTTGAATTATACCAGGCTTCTTTGGTCGCTTACCACTTTTCCAATCTGCAAATTTACGACTGCTGCCGTTAGGGCCTACAGCTGAGGCAAGGGCTTTATTTTCGTAAGATACTACGGAAAGCACATCAAACTCAACGGCTCGATTGCCCCACTTTTCTGCTACCTTCATATCGCCTTTACCGCCACCAGATCCGTCCATGGGTGGAGTATAGACCATAGCCTCACGCGCAGTCAGACATGATTCTTCTTTTAAAACATCTTCGACAATCTGTCGCGTCTCTTTTTTATAATCACTAAAAGCCCTTTGCAATCCTTCTAAAAGATTGCGGTTGATAATTACATTTATACCTCCGCCTACATTATCCATTATCGCTGGTTTACGTCTCGGACGCTTATCTGAATCCAAGCCGAGCCAGTTTTATAGGTTGTGCCTGTGATGCGGTAGACATTATTTTCCCAAGTGCAGGTTTTACCGATAGCGAAGTCCGTATTGCGTTTAGTCAGATTGGAAGTCGTAGCGGGGATTTTAATAAGGGTGCTTATCTGATCCATAAGGCCACCGTTCTCAAAAGACTGCGTAAGGGTAGCATCCGACACTGAGCATTGATAGGTCGTGCCGTTAATGATTACCGGGAGTCCAATCTCATCGACGATGTCCAAAGCATCGGCTAAAAACATAGCATTAAGGTTATCGTCCATATAAATTGCAGTATAGGTCAATCCGTGTATGGGGTCACAAAGGTGTCTAGAATGCCCTAGGAGGCGTTTTGATGGCGAGGACTGGCAAAGTATAGGGCAACAAAAAACCCCCAACAGTTACGAAGGGGGTCTTTCTCGTTTATTCTACCTAAAATTAGGCAGTTAAGAGACGAGTGAGGGAAGTTGCACGACCCTTAGCTGCACCGAAGAGTAAGGTAGCGGTCACATTGTAGTAACCAGACTGCTCTTGACCCATGAGGATTTGGATACCTAAGCCAGTGTCAGCGTCAACAGCGGAAGCGGACTCAAAGCCAGGGATTTCAGCGAGAGGTAAACCAGAAGCAACAGCGATAGCGTCAGAACCACAAGCGAAGCCAGCGAGGTTTTCGCTATTCGTTGGGAGGCTTGACCACTGATATACGCTCATTCCACCAATCTGACCGATTTGACCGCTTTGGATTACTTGAGCGCCTAATGCGTAGGCAGCTGCAATTTGAGCGTCGGTGAGGAGATTGTTAGCGTAAGTAGGATTTACAATTAAGGCGCGAGTGTCGCTAGCCTTAGCTGCGTCGAGTACACCTTTAGCGGTTACAACTTCAGCGTAGGACAGGCTTGAACCAGTTACTGCGTTTGAAGAGTAGTTAGCGTTGGTGATCAGAGCTGCGATTTCAGCCATGCAAGCTTCAGCGATAGCGTTTGAAGCAGTAGGAGTGAAAGCGTTTACGAGGTACTGTGCGCCGTAGGACTTAACGTCGAGAGGGCTGAAACGGCTCGAGACTTTAAAGTGCTTGAGAGTTACAGTCACACCTGCGAGGGTTGCGTCGTCACCAGTGAGGTAACCGCCAGAACCGAATTCAGTTGCAGTTGAAGTTCCGATTAAAGGAACGAAGACAGACTTACCAGCAGAGCCTTCGAGGGTAGAGAATACGCTCGAGAAAGACTTGAGGGCAGGGAGTTTGCCTTTGATTGAGTTGATAACGCTTTCAGCGAGAATTGCTGGAGCGGTTGCGATGGAATTTGCCATATTAGTTTATTGAATAATTAGTGAGAGAGAAATTAGATTGAACGAATGATTTCGTTTTTATGTTTAGCGAAATATGCAGATCGTTCAGCACCCATATCCATAGCCAGGAACACTTCGAGGTGATTCACTGCTTTGACAGGCTCGTCGCTTGATTTGTCAGCAGGGCTGAGTTCGACAGGAGCAACGCCAACTGAGGAAGCGATTTTAGCAGCTTCAACAGACGCGGAGACTTGCTTAGCGGATAGTTCGGAAATTTGTTTTAACAATTCTGCCTTCTCGGTGCTGAGTGCATTGAAAGCAACTTCGAGGTCAGCGAGTTTTTTATTTGAAGCGTCAAGGTCGGCAACAAGTTTAGCAGTGCCTTCGGATTCTTTAGCAACAAGTGCTTCAACGTTTGCACGGAGTTCGTCACGTTCAACGGTAAGGCTGGTAGCGTTTGCTACGGCTTGAACTAACTGTTCTTCGATTGTCATATTATTGCGTAATCGGTCAAATTATTCCTTAATCAGCGTGCCAGGGATTACCCAAAGTTTGCATATACCGTTAGGGTCAATATCTCCTTCAACAAGTCCGCAACCACGAGGTCCACGGTAAAATACACAGTTTTGGCAAAGCAGACCAGTATCAGCAAAAGGAGATACGGCAGAATAGTGAGCGCCATCAGGACTGCTATCCTGTTTAAACATTCCGAAAGTTTCTTCGACATCGATGTAAGAATCTACAAGTTCTTTTTGGCGTGGTGTAAGTAATTCTAAAACTGAATCCTCAACATCTTGAGTTTTCTTTTTAGTAACTGATGCACTGACTTTTTTTGCGGTCAATGTTGTTGGTGGATTACCGGCAGTCGGAGCGTTAAGCACTGCATTAAGTGAATCAGCCAAGCCTGTTAATAGGCCGAGCGACGATGCAACTTTACCAGACATTGACTGTCCTTTCATCGCCTCATCAGATGCCATCTTACGTTTAGATTTAACTGAGGCTACAAAGTCAGCATAGATTGCATCAACTTCGGCTTGGAAGTAATTGATTTGTTCCTGAGTCAATGATGTACCTTCGAGGCCTGCAGCTTTAAGCGGAGTAGCCGTAGATTTAATCACGACTGCTTTAACGCCCATGTCAGCATATGCCTGGGACACATCGATTAAATTCATGTACACACCGATTGAACCAACATCAGCCGAAGGGCTAGAGATTACGCGATCAGCAGACGAGCCTAGCCAATAAGCTGCGGAACACATCATGCCATCAGTGTAAGCGATTGTAGGTTTCGATGAGTTGGCAATCTTGCGAGCAACTTCTTCAACGCCACCGACTACGCCACCGGGCGAATCAATTTGAAATACTAAAGTCTTAACTTCAGGGTCTGCGAGATAAGCATCGATATTGTCCGAAATAACATTTAAATCTGCACCGCCCATCATGCGTTCCATTGGAGCTAAGCCTTTACCGATTGGGCCGACGATTGGGATAATCCCGTAATTTCCGACTTTGTAGGGTTTTGGTACTTCGCCAAATACTTGAGCGAGTAAATCACTAAAGCCAAATTTTTCGGCATCGCTTGCATATTGCTTTGCGATTACTGGGTCGATGAGCATTGGGCTACGACCATTGAGTGCTTTATTTAGAAATCTCATTGTAAAATTATTCTTCGTTTGGGTCTTCGTTTTGATTAATCAATGCGTCTGGTGAAGAGTTATCATCCTCAGGGTCGACGTAAGGCTTTGGAGAAAGTGGAGCGAATGTGCCTGGTTGAATGTTGGTTGGCTTGTAAAGCATCTCAATAGGGATACCAGTCTGCTTAGCGAGGTTCACGATAAATGCCATATCCTCAGCTCGCTTTGCCATTTCACTGCGGAAATCTAATCCACGTTGTGCGTAGAGTTCGCTTGCAGAAATTAAACCAAGTTCCATATCGGCTCGATCATTTGCAGCTTCACGACCAGCGTCAACGGTTACGCGCTTAGGAGTTGTCCAAGATACTTTGTTCCATTCTGGATCGTCAGGCAGTTCACCATTGGCGATAGCATCACCGATAATGTAGCCCCAAGTAGGAATACATAATTGCTCGATGATTAAGTTTTGCCACTTCTGGAAAGTTCGGTCAGCCTTAGCAATATCTAAGCGTAATCCAGGGCCTGTGTTGCCCGAAGAGTCAGTGACGAATGAGTAAGGTAAAATGCCTCGGCTAATGTCTTGCTGAATTGCTTTTAGGAATCCTGTGAAGGTAGGCGATGGGCGATTGCTTTGCAGTGACTTAATGTCTTCACCTACATCGAGTGCGAGAATCTTGCCACCCATTTGCGTTGCTAAATTACCAAGACCAGCCGACGGAGAATAAGCACCCAACTCGGTTGCCATATTATCATCGATTACGCCTTCTTTTTTATTCAGTACTAGCGAAATGTCAGATGATGCCTTAACACCAATCTTTTCTAAATTTAAAATTTCCATCTCGTCTTGGATATCATTCCAAGAAGCTGCGAGGATGGGAACGCCACGCGCGCCTGATGCGTATTCCATATCTACAATCTGCATCATAGCAGTTGCCAATACTTGGCGAGATGTACCGTCCGAGCGATAAACATTGTAGCCTACAAGTTCACCGTAATCACCGAAAAGCATACCATCGTGCATTCCTGCTGGTTCTTTTTCTGGTGGGATTGGATTGCCTACGCGATGAGCCTCAACGAGTTGTAATTTAGGGTCACCGCTTCCGTTGCGTACTTTAATAGCGAATGAGTCACCGTCACGAGCTGCGGAGCGAAGTAAAATTGATTGAGCCTGCCAGAATGAGAAGCGATTTGTGATGTCGCATTTGCGAGACCATTCGTAGAAATACTGCTCGTAAAGTTTAGCATTTTTGCAGTGAGATTGAGGACGAATACCGTCACCGATTGTATATTGAGTAAGGTCGCCTAAGATTTGACGAACCATGCCGGAGTTACGGTCACCCCATCGAGTGCGACGCATCATTTCAACACGATCGCGAGGGCTTAGGTCACGACGCTGGTCTTGAGCGACAGGTGCGTAAAGTTGCGCGCGCGTCGTCGAATAGTTGGTCATGTTCCAACCCCCTACGTTTGCTTTTTTAGCGGGCGTAGTTTTTTTAATTTTCGATGATGGCTTGCGTGGCATAAATCAATTAGAAATCCTGTCTTCGGAATGAACCGCGTAATACTGTGTTTCGTTTTCCGTAAGTTTGAGGGTCTAAAATTGATAATGCGTAAAGCGACTCTGCTAACATATCTTTAGCGTTCATCGTAATTTGTTTTCCTAACGATGTGCCAGAGTCCGAGTAAGAAGTCGTGATTACTCCGGCAGTGATAAGCGAAATTGCCTTAGCTTTGATTGCTAATAATTCGTCCTCGGTGAGACCAATGAAGATGCCAGATGCCATTTAATTTGCGTATTTTGTCAAATTGAACAGGTTACCCAGCCGTTTGCCCCTAATGCCAATTGCCCAACAACGACAAAACAAGCGACTAGGTAACCTGCAGTCATGAGTTTGATGGTGCGTCCTCCGTTGTCAAATTCGTTTCACTGCTGTCCTTGCCGACAATGCCCCAACGCACAGCTGCTAGAAGGTTTAGAAGTTCACAGTCCCAGGCATGGTTGTCCTTTTTACCCTGTGGCATAATCCACATCGGCTTACCCGTTCGTTTATCCTTAACGCGTACTTCGGAATTTAACTGGTCGATATAGTCCGGCGTTACGTCCCGAGCGTAGGTATGCAATCGACGAGATCGGAGGCCATGGAGCAAATCTTTACCAGCCAAGTTAGACCAAACCACAAGCTCGCAACGGTTTTGTAAGCCAGGGACAAGTATGCGTTGTTTCTCGGAGTAGAATCTGCGGACGGTATTGCCATTCTTATCGATGCTGGCGAAGTCGTCGTTGCCTGATCCGCGCGCACACTTCCAGCCTCGCAAAGTTGATTCTCTATACACGACTTGCGAATTATCTCCACTATCTACAAAAACAAATGCCTTATGTACGCCATGTAGTTTCGCAAATTCCTCAACACCTTGCCATGTATCAATGCGAGCGAAAGCCTTTAGTCGGCTATGTCCCATCTTACCCCATCTACGCACGACCACCCAGAAGTGACCACGCTGAACGTCTACGCCCATCGTACGGAATGGAATTGCACCCTTAGCACCGTCTTCGTCTCGATTCAAAACACGACCCTTAGCGTTTACGACGGCTTCACCTTCCCAGTCGTCAGTTAAATTATATTCACCGCTTTCAGGTGTTGTTATCATCGTGCCACCTTCTTCACTCCACGGTAGTGCTAGGCGTTTCTGCTTAAAGATTCTGCGAGGCTCTTCGTCTCCGTATGCGTCGCTAATCTCTTTTGCCTTGAGCATTAAGACTCCGAGTTCACCCCACGACATTGTAGCAAGCGAGTTCCAGTGCAGACCGATGTGTCCTTTTGATGACGCTGTTTTAGTGGCGATGAATTGACCTCCAGCATTTGCCTCGAGTCGCACTGCGTTATTATCTGCTAATTTTTTAGAGCAGTGAACGCATTCATAAGTAGTTCCTTCTGAAACTAATCTTAAATCCCATGTTCCATTTTGTTTAGCTTCTTCAGGGAATCTAATTTGCTCCCAGACCCAAGGCTGAAGAAAACCGCAGTGAGGACATTTAAAGTTCCAATCTCGGCAGTCAGTGCCTTCGTGCAAATTGTGAAACTCACTACCGGCATTACCACCCTGTGACATAAAGATTCTTTTACCGAGCCATCCAAAAGCTGTTACTCGGGCTGATATTTCAGCCAAGTGTCCGTTGGGTGCTAGCCATGCTTCATCGCAAATAGTATAACGTAACGTAATACGTTGTAGATTATTTTTTTTCCAAAAACTTCTGCAATATATTATCATTCTATCAAAGTCTGCGACATCAGATTTTTCTTTATCTATTTCCATTACTCTTTCTTGTACAGGTGGACAATTTTTCCATAATGGTCTGCAATATCTTTGCATAAAATCCTGTGCCTCAGTATCGTTAGTTTGAAATATTCCCATAAAGCCAGGAGCATTAGCAATGACGTGACAAGTAAACAAACGAGCGAATAAAGATTTACCAGATTGAATCGACGCTAGCACCGTCATCATTCGCGTTTCTGGGTCAGCTGCGATACGCAGTGCTTCCGCTATCCAAGGAGTTCGCTCTGATCTGAATGGCCCAGGGATAGGCGAGTCTGGAATAGCGTAAACGTTTGCTTCAAGCCAATCGACGATATCACCAGAGTCTGACGGCTTAATCGCTTCACGAGCCAGCAGGAGCAAATCGTCTTTTTTCATATCGAGCTAATCTCACTTCGAGTCTTTCTTGCCCAAGCCTCCAGCACCTTAACGGCCTTAGCAGGATTCTCGGGATTGCAACCTTCGGCACAGTCGAGTGCGAGTTTATCCATACGAGTTAAAACTTCTGACACGATTTGAAGCATAGCCTCTCGAGCCTCCGTCGATTTGATAAAGTCTTTAGCAAGGATTGAACGACGCTCCTGTTCCTCTTCTAAATCGAGTAGCGTTTTCAGCGATTGATTGTACGCAGTTTGGTATTTGCCCTGATTCGGATCACGCTCGCGGATTGCATTTTCCCAAACTTCACCGGCTAAGTTAACTTTAATTCTGTGAAGTCGTATGCGTTCAGCGATTGAACCATCGTCTAAAGTTTCGACCACGACAGGAGCTAATCTGCGTCGCTCATCTTCTCGAGCCTGTCGCCAATCCAATGCAGCTTGAATTGAGTCCGTCGGCATACCTTCCTTTTTTAAAATTGTTATGCGTGCAACCGATACGCCAAGTGCTGAGGCTATCTGTCCATGTGTCGGTTTTTCGCTTGCCATTTTTGCGTCGTGGTAAATGCTTATATTTGGGCTAAATTATTTGCGTTTTTTCCCCGTGGTGGTCAAGCCA